TTAGATGATGAAAATGATGTATTAGAAAATTAAAGCATATTTATTATAAAAAAAGAACATGGATTTCGGTACATTAAAAAATACATTTACAGAGACTTATATTAAGTCCCACTTAAACGAAGACGTAAAAGGTAAAGAACTATATAAAAGATTTTTAGAGGTATTAAAAGAAAGTGAGACTTTAAAGTCTTACTTTATTGTTTATAAAAATCTAGAAAACAAAACAGTTTCCAACGAATTCGAAGCTAATGAATATCTTAGAGAAAATTTAGCTATATTAGATAAATTTAGAGGTGATAAAAGTATCATCAAAGAATCTCAGAAATTAATTAATTTATTAGAAAATAATGACGTTGAGGTGTCTAGTGAATCTACCACTTTTAACAAATCGTTACATACACTAACTACTAATTCTAGAGACATCAATAATATAGATTCCATACACGAAGCTAAACTAAACTTAGTTAAACATTTAATGGAGGATAAAAATAAAGTTAATAGTGATGATGAATTAGTTAGGGAAAATATTGATGTAAGTAAATTTCTTAATATAGCCACTGAAAAGTATAATGAAAAATATTCTACTTTATCTGAGGAAGAAAAGAATATAATTAAAGTTTTAAGGGAAGGTAGTGAAAGTGATAAAGAATCATTACTACGTTCTATGGTCAAAGAAACAGTTTCACTAGTTAATGGTAGGTTAGAGGGGACGAAAGATAACATAGACCTTAAAGCTAAACTATTAGAAACCAAGGATGTTATCTACAATATGGAATATAACGTAGAGACATTTTCTGAAAATATTAAAAAACTCTACGACATTAAAAGTGTATTTGTAGGGTCATGAAAAATGTATTAAATTATATAGTAACAAATTTTGGTTTTAACGATTTAGGGGATTTTAGTAATTCTTTAATTCATAAAACATGTCCGTTTTCTTCTAAATCGATATTATTAACTATGTTACCTTTAGCTGGTATATCATCTATAATAGAAACTATTTTCGGTCTACAGGGTTTAACTGTATTGGCTTTTGTTATACTAGTTACTTTAGAGTTATTAACTGGTCTTATAGCTTCTAGGTCTAGAGGTGAGGCCATAGTATCCAAAAAGTTTAGTAGGTTCGGATTAAAAGTTTTTGTTTGGTTGTCCTTACTATTTGTACTTAACGCTTTAAAGAGAGAATATCACGATGAAGGATTATTCGATGGTATGGCTAGTGTGTTATTTACTTGGTTACATGGTACGTTATTTATTTACATAAATTTAGAATATTTAATATCAGTACTAGAAAATTTAGGTATTATTACTGGTAAAGATAACGATGGTATAATTAAGGTTATTAAGAAAAAGTTTAAGGGTTTATTTTAATAAACATAAAAAGTTTTAAATTTAGTTTTAAGGATGGTTAAAAATATTATACAACGTATGAAAAATTTCTATTCAATTTTCAAAGACAACAACGATTGGAATGAGAAGTCTATTGTAGGTTTTTTATCTTTCGCTGTTATGGTTATTTTCGCCTTAGGTGATTTAACTACAGGTTACTTTGGAAAGGATTTGGTTATCAACGACTATATTTATAACTCCTTCCTGTGGATTGTTTTAGGTTCATTTGGAATAGACGGAGCACAAAAAATATTCGGTGGTAAAAAAACAGACAAAGAAGAAGATATGAGATAATCCCAAATAATGTAAAGCCTCAACGAAAGTTGGGGCTTTTTTTATTGCACAAAAATGTGTAAAATTAATAATAATAATTTAGTTTCAAAAACAATTAAATGAAAATTTTTTTAGAGTACGTTTGGTTGGATGGTTATAAACCAGCTAACCTTAGAAGTAAAACGAAAGTTTTAGATTTACCTAAAGACGTAAAAGAACTATCGAACAAAATTGATGGTTTACCAGTGTGGTCGTTTGACGGTAGTTCAACTAAACAGGCTGAAGGTACAGATAGTGACTGTTTACTAAAACCTGTTTACATGGTGGATGACCCTTTTAGGGGTAAACCACATAAAATTGTCCTATGTGAAGTTTTAAATGCGGATGGTTCACCTCATGAAACAAACACAAGAACAGAATTAGAAGAAAGGTATAAAAATGAATCTAACCGTAGAAAAGAAGACTTACCTTGGTTCGGTTGGGAACAAGAATACACCTTAACTACAAAACCTAATTTTAAAGAAGGTGAGGGTTTACCTCTTGGTTTTAGACCTAATGAAAGTCCTAGAGCACAGGGAGAGTTTTATTGTGGTGTAGGTTCTAATAATGTTGTAGGAAGAAAAATCACTGAAGAACATTTACAGAAATGTGTTGAGGTGGGACTTGATGTCTCAGGTGTAAATGCTGAAGTAATGTTAGGTCAGTGGGAATATCAAATAGGACCTGTTACACCAGTTAATGGGTCAGACCAATTATGGATTTCTAGGTACATATTAAACCGTGTGGCAGAAGAACACGGAGTAAACGTCTCTTACCACCCAAAACCTATGAAAGGGGATTGGAACGGTTCGGGATGTCACGTTAATTTTTCAACACCTGAAATGAGAGAAGAAGGTGGTCAAAGATTCATTGAGGAAATGTGTGAAAGGATGGGTGATTTACGTGATGAACACATCAAATCATACGGTGAACACAATGAGGAACGCTTGACTGGAAACCATGAAACGTCTAAAATTACAGAATACAGTTGGGGTTATAGTGACAGAGGTAGAAGTATTAGAATACCTGTGTCAGTAAGATTAGAAGGAAAAGGTTATTTAGAAGATAGAAGACCTTCATCTAATTGTGACCCATATAAGGTTTCACTAAGAATGGTTGAGACAGCTTATTTAACAACTGAAATAATACAAGGATAAAAAAATCATTATGAAAAGAGGCAAGGAGATTTCCTTATCTTTACCCTACGAATATAATGTTGTTTCAGGTACGGTAGATAATAGACACCCGAAATCAATATACATTCAAATATCAGCATGGGGTAAACCTAAGGATAATAGAGAAGAAGATTACGAAAAAATTATTAGACAAAAATCAAAAAGAGTTAAAAAGAAATTATATGAGGTATTAAATAAACACGATAGATTTTACAAAGATAGATGTATTGTTGATTTTAATATGGCCTCATCAGGTGTTTCTTTCGATAAAAGAAGTTTTATGTCGGTAGAAATGACATTATTTCAAAAAGAACCATTTATACAAGTTAACTCAGAAGAACTATTCCCAACACTAAATAACATTTCCACAGAAATTATTAAAGGTGTTTTTGAAGAAGATGAAGATTTTAAATTTTATAGACGTAAATCCTAAAAAGAAACCCCCTCAATCGAGGGGGTTTTTATTATGAAGATGCCTTAGCTCCTTTTAGTTGGAGTACAGGTCTTACTTCCTCATAGAGTGTTTCGATGTCAACATCTTTCTCTTTAGAGATTAAGTACAATTTATCAATAGTACCTTTTTTAATAGAGTATTTAGTAACACCCTCTATTAGGTTTTCTTTATCCTCGTCAGAGATTTCATCACACTCCTCAAAGAATTTTTCGATAACTTCTTGGTTTCTCTCCAATACATCCATATTGAATTTAAATTCGGTAGTTTCATCTACAAATGTATCTATTAAATTTTCATCATCATCGTAAGTACCGTAAGTTTCGTTAAGGTAATTAGCTCTTTCATCATCAATAGATAAGTATTTGTCTTGTGGTACCACCATTACAGTCCCACCAGCTTCTGATGTAATGTGAAAGGATTCTTTTTTACCTGTTTTACCTAATAGTTTACAGAATTCGTCTGAACCCATCTGTTTGATATCACCTTCGATAGATTTATATTCAGCGGTAAGTTCGGTAATTTTAGCTTTTAAAGTGGCAAACTTGTCTAATTTTTCATTGAACTCTTTAACTTCCTCAGAAGTTTCAAATTTAGGTGTTACCTGTACTTTCTCTTTAGTAGTAGACTTTTTCTTAGTTGTAGCTTTCTTTTTATCAAAAATTCCCATGTGTAATTGTTTTTAGTAGTTGAACATCTTGAGTACAAATATAGTGTACACTTTTTAATTGGCAATGGATATTTATATAAAAAGTCAAGAAATGAGTAAAAAATATCATATAACAGAGTCTCAGATGAGACGTTTAGTTAAACATATTAACGAAAGTCAGAAAGAACAAGAGGTATTAGAAGAGGGGTGGAAAGAAGTCGCTTTAGGTGCCGCTATGTTACTTGGAGCCACTTTTGGTGGTAATCAAGCTATGGCTCAGAAAGCTAACGACGCTGTAAATAAAACTGAAATACTAACACAAATTAAATCTACACTAGAAGATGAAGAAGGTAAGGCCAATTTAGCCAAATTCCTTAAAATGTCTCCTGAACAGTTAGACGGTTATTTAGTTAAAAACGCTGAAAGGGTTGAGAATGACTTTGAGATGGCGGCTAAGAAAAAGAAATTAAATCTTAGTTTACATGTTAAAGATGTTAAAAATCAAAGGGGTAATATTACTTCTAAGGTTAAACAAGGTTACGCTGTTTCTGATATTATTGTACACAGAGACACTATTGTTGAACCAGGTGATGTTGTTTATGCACAAGATACAATAGACATCGCTTACTCTAACGCGGAAATGTTCGTTACAGGTAAATACCAATTAACACCTGAAGTAATGAACGACATTAATCAAACTATTGAGTCATTAAAATCTGTTGGTGGTAAGATTGTTAAAGTAAATGTGGAAGCTTCCACAGATAAAGAACCAATTAAAATAGGTAACGACCAACTAGCTAAAAACAGAGCTAATAGTGTTATCCAAGTTCTACAGTCTTTAGGTGTTGATGCTGACATGAGTGTAACAACACTACCCGACCAAGGGCCTGATGTGTATAGTAGAACTATGTCATCACAAGAAAGAGAACAAGCTCGTCAACAAACATCGGAATATAGATACGTTAAAATCAGTTTTGTTGTTATAGTAGCCGAACCTGTAACCGACCAACCTGAACCACTTTATAAAGTTAACGAAAGGATTGAGGTTAAATTGGTTAGAACGGGTGTATACAAAAAAGGTAAACCAAAGAAATTTAAATACAAGAAACCTAAAACAAATTACAAAGGTAAATGTGTTAAGGTTAAAAAACATAAAGGACCAAAATTAGACTGTTATTTTGAAATGTAGTAAAAAGGTGGGTTATCCCACCTTTTTTATTCTCTAAAGTTTTGTACCATATACTCATCACCCCAAGACGGATGTCCTTTTATATAATAAACTGATATATACTTCCATTTAACGTTAAGTATATTATATCTGTGTCCATAACCAGGTACACCAGCATCTACCATTAAACCTATTAAACTAGAACCACAATTTTCCGAACCTTTAGGTCCTAGTCTTTCAAACGGTGTTTGACCGTTTGGTCCGTAGTGTCCTGTTTGATTAACACTTTTTAAATACTCTCCGTGTGATACAGTTATTTTATACATTAAAGAATCAAATACTAATGTATCCATTGGTGTCAAAGTATCTAAAATACTTATTAGTTCTTCAGCTACTTTAATGTTTCTGATATGAACGTCTTTACCTGTGGTTTTTTTTATGTTAATATTTTTATTGTTAACATCTTTATTGCCTGTATAAGACACTGTTTTTATGGTAGATTTTGGGTCATCGTATCTACTCAATAACCACTTCTGAGCGTCCAAATATTTCTCAACTTTTGGTATGTAAGATTTTGGGTTACTTCTAATTTTATTGATTTCATAAATCATTAACATTTCCTCATTGGTTTGTGTCGAACAAACAAACGGTACTAAAACTAATAATATTGCTATAAACTTTTTCATATCACTAATATACAAAAACAATTTTAAATAGCAAAAAAATCCCATTATTTAAATGGGATTTCTTGTAATGTTCCTGAAATTTTAAAAGGTTCTAATGAAGTCCAAGATGTAATATCATTACTCATTCTAGGTTTACCACTAGGTGATACAGCTAGTGTAACGTGTGGTGTTTTATTAGATACTTCTAAAGGTGTGTCAACCTTAACAGCTACTACATCACTTGTTGAACCTATATCGGTTACGGTTAATTCTATGTCTTGACCTATAAGACCTCTTAATTTCATAGGTAAAGGACCTAAATTAACTGTCATGTGATGACAATAAACCTTCCAATCTTCAATATCTTTAAAGTGTTCGTATAATACGGAAACTAAATGGTTTTGTGATTCACCATCCAAAACTACACCCGAATATGATATTGTAGATTTACCCATCAACATTTTGAATTTTTCAGTTTCTATTCTTTCTTTTTCTTGATTTATTTCTTTACCTCTAAAACCTTGTTTAGCTATTTGACCACCATCGGTGGTTATTTGGTATTTGATGAATGTTTTGATAAAATTAGTATCCATACCCATCAACCTACCAAAGTTAGAAATAATTCCGTTATCTAAATGTAATCCTGTTAATTTATTTTTAAATTCAAAAGCTGTATCAGTTTCACCGTTTCTAAAGAAATCAATTAAAAATTTAACTTGTTTACCTTGTAGTTTGGTAAACTTTAATCTACCTATTAGTTTCTTATCTAAGTTTGTATCAATCTCATTTCTTAAAATAGAAGATATTACTATAATTGGTACTTTAGACTCAACTACTTCACCATCAGTATTTAAGTCTTGAAATACCCATTTCATTAAATCATATTTTCTAAGTAACCCTATAAACTGTTTAACAGATTTAGCTTGTATAATACCTTTAATAAATTCATCTTGAATTCTTTCCTGAGCTAAAGGTTTTCCGTCACCACTTACTATTGAATTGTCTTTTTTAATAGCCTCATCAATACCTTTATCTACATCGGAACCGACACGTGCAGCAAATCTCATAGACCTCATTATCCTTAATTTGTCTTCGTCGAATCTATCTTCAGCATTACCAACTGTTTTAACAACACCGTTTTCCAAATCACTGATACCACCCACAAGGTCAACAACCTCACCTGTATCTAAATCGTAGAATAAAGCGTTAATGGTTAAATCACGTCTTAATACGTCTTTGTCTATCGTAGAGAATTTTACTTCATCAGGTCTACGACCTTTACCTATATCTTCACGAAATGTAGCAATCTCGTAAGTGTCATCTTCAGTTACAACGTTTACAACGGCAAACTGTTCACCCGATTCTATTGTGTTGTACATAGGTAAAAGTTCCTTTACCTTATCAGGTACGGCATCAGTTGCCAAATCAAAATCTTTAGGTTTTCCACCCATCAAAGAATCCCTAACAGCACCACCAACAAGGTATAACTTAAACCCATTGTCTTTAAAAATTTTATGGATTTTATTTATTGAGTTAGGAACAGGGATATCCATTTTAACTCGGATTTCCTTATTCTCTTTTAGTATCTTTCTAATCATATCTTTCATATAGCCTAAATATACCTACAAATGTACATATTTATATAGAAATAACAAAAAGATATGAAGATATTAAAACCAGGTGAAACAGGTTATGGTTATTTAGTGGAATATGACGCGGGATTTATTGGTCCTGAGTTAACTTGTGCTGATGGTACATGTACAAACGCTAATCTAATAAGAGAATTTGATTCGAGTATCAAATCACCTGACCTATATAATGAAGATGGTAGTCTACCAGACAAAGTTACTTTATACGCTGTATTACAAAAGTACGGTGTTGAGAATAGAAACGGTAGAGTGTACCCAAAAGAGGTATTAGTAAAACAAAACGAAGCTTACCAAGAATATATTAAAATGAAAACAGCTCTAGGTGAATTGAATCACCCTGAATCATCTATTATTGATGGTGAAAGAGTATCACACCTTATTACAGAAACATGGTGGGATGGAGCTACATTAATGGGTAAACTAGAATTAGACACAACTCCAGGTTATCACAAAATGGGTATCGTAAGTACTCTTGGTGATAAAGTGGCAAACATGTTAAGAAAAGGATGGACCGTAGGTATTTCTTCAAGGGGTGTTGGTTCATTAAAACAAGAAGGTGGTAAGAATGTGGTACAAGATGATTTTGAAATTATTTGTTGGGACATTGTAACTTCACCATCTACACCAGGAGCTTGGGTGTCTACTTCAGACGGTGACTTAAAACAATTTACCGAATCTACTGTAAACGGTAATAGAATTGTGGCAGAGTCAGACCAATCACTATTAAATAAATTAAACAAATTACTGTAATGGCTAAGAAAGTTATAAGATTAACAGAAAAAGATATTGAATCTTTGGTTGGTAAAATCATGAATGAAGCTTCTGTTTCCAAAGACCAACAAAGAGCTGCCGGTATAGCGTTATCAGCTAAACGTGGTGAAACACCTGTTGGGGATTTAAAAGGTTCAGCTAAAGAGATGTATGACTCTATGACTGAAAAACAACTTGAGGATTTTGCTAGTACAAAACATAAGGGTTTACCTGAAAAAGTTAATGAGGATTTACCTAGGAGAGAAAGGGAAAGACACGATACTCAATTTAGAAGAAGTTCATTTGAACCTTACCAAAGAGAATCTCAATTAATGGACATATTCGGACCTTATAAAGAAGACGTTCCACCAAACGTAATTTCTTATATGAGAAAAAATCCAGCTCTTATTATTAAGAGATTGGAACAAGTTTATGGTAGAGATAAAATTTTAAGATACTTAGGTATACAAGAGTAATATATATAAAAAGGCGCTGCAGCGCTTTAGCAAAAAGCAGCTTAAGCAGCAATCATTTTTAATATGAAAAAAAAAGATAAATTAAAAAACATAGAAGAAGCTAATAAGAGATTATTAGGTGAAGACTTTGAATGGACTGGTGATGTACCTTCTGATGAAAAATATAAAATGAAAAGTTCTTCAAAGTATGATTTATCTGAAAAAGAAAACTTAGATGAGTTTATGAACCAACTGATTACCTTATGGAATCAATATACAGGACATAAACCAAACAACGCGGCAATCGCTAATGACAATAGAGCTATATTATTCAACCTACTTACAAGTGGTGAGTTAGCTAAACAAATAAATCAAAGAATCCCACCAAGTAGTTTACATATGGGTTCACATGGTAGAGAATATTGGTCTAACAACCCAGAACAAATGACCAAATTTTTAAATAATATAGGTATAACAGATTTCCAACTTAAACCATTAGGATAATGAAAAAAAGAGTAATTAGATTAACAGAATCAGACGTAGAAAATTTAGTGAAAAAAATCATTAAAGAAGAGGATACCATTAGTAGTTCAGAACTAGGTCAAAATACTAAAGACACAGCTAAAGAACTTAAGAAAGGTGGGTTAGCTCCAAAAGAAAGAGAAACATTAAACCAAGCTATAGAAATGTTAACAAACTTTTTTAAACAACCAGGTAATCAAGCAACAGGAAAAGCTTATAACCTATTCAATAAACTAAAATCTGAATTAGAAAATGTTAAACCTGAAGAGGAGTAACATTTACAAGTATGATTAGATTGAATATTCTTAATCTATAATCATTAAAAAAGTTTTAAATTATGAACGAACAAATAGCAAAGTACTTTTTAGTAAAAGTTGAGTTCGAAGGAATCAACGAGAACAACGGGAAACCAAAGAAAATTAAATCACAATACTTAGTGGATGCACAATCGTGTACTGAGGCTGAGGCAAGAATGTCTGAATATCTTAAAGATACTATTCTAGACTACGAAATCGTTTCAGCTGTGAAATCTCCAATTGAAGATGTTGTAGAGGTGTCGGTAACGGCTTAATCTCTATACTTGTGGGGTAACCCACACAAATCTGATAACCTATGAAAGTGTTCATCATGTTCATGGTTCTTATGACCAAGAACGGCGTGGATAAGTTCATGGGTTATTATATGCTTAACGTATTCCTCACCACCATTATCAATAGCTTTAGGTTTAATTAACATAATCCCATGGTCATCTTCATTCTCAGGATGAATAAAGGCCCCAATCTTACCATCTTTAAAGTTATCATCGAATTTTAAATAAATTTCAGGTATATCAGGCTCATGTCCGTGTAAATTTTTATATGCTCTGTAAATTTTTTTAACACAGTCATTAAATAATTCATTTAACGAATTATCCTCGATTTTTACATCGTTTTCGATGTATTCTCTAAGTATTACACGAATTTTTTCTCTTACCATAACTATAAATATCTGAATAAGTCAAGAATAAAATAAACAAAATTTTATTTGTTTAAGATTTTTCCACATCAAATTACATATTTATTGAGAAACGACCCTATATGGGTGCGTAATAATAATTAATTCTTTAAACAAAAAAGAAAAAAATGGCAAAAGAAGAAAAATCGGTTATCGAACAAGCTCTCCTAGAGGCAGAACAAATTGATGCTACCTTCAAAGCCAACGCGAAAGAAATACTGACTCAAACAATGGGTTCAGAAATTGAAGACATGGTAAAGGAATCTTTAGAAGGTTCAAGAAAGGCTATTAATGAGGATGAGGACGATGACATGGAAGCAACAGACCTAGATTTAGGGGCTGATGATGAATTAGACCTAGAAATGGGTGACGACGAAGCTGACGATTTAGACTTAGGTTTAGATTTAGGTGGAGACGAATTAGAAGGTGAAGATGAAATGGATATCGTTGACTTGACCGACGCAGATGACGCAGAGTTAATCAAAGTCTTTAAGGCTATGGACCCTGACTCAGAAATCGAAGTTGTTCAAGATGAAGACGGTGTATCATTTACCGACACTGAAACTGGTGCTGAATACAAAGTACAACTTGGTGGTGAAATGGAATTGGAAGACGATGAGTTAGAAGATGACATGGAACTAGAGTTAGGTGACATGGATGACGAAGAAGAAGTTATCGACTTAGAAGCTGGTGATGAACTAGAAATCGAAGAAGGTGAAGAAGAAGTTGTTTATGAAATCGAAATCACTGAAGAAGATGACGAAGACGATGAGGAAGATGAACTTGAAGAAGGAAGTCGTACTCTAGGTTCTGGTAGGTCTCATGGTAGAAAAGGATTACCTAAACCAAAGGCTTATAAGAAAATGTCAGAATCAAGAAGACCAAGTACTACTGATGTAAAACTTGTAAAAGAGAACAAAGTTCTAAAACATAAATTAAATGGTCTTGTATCTGAAAATGAGGAGTTAAAAGAAAACCATGAAAAAATGGTTGACGCTCTTAAACAGTTCAGACAAAAGTTACAGGAAGTAGCTGTATTCAATAGTAACCTAGCACACGTTGTTAGATTATTTACTGAGAACACTACAACCAAAGAGGAAAAAGTTGACATCGTTAAGAGAATGGATGAGGCTACTTCACTTAAAGAATCTAAGATGATGTTCAAAACATTATCTAAAGAACTTGAAAGTGTTAAGTCTAAAAAAACAATCCAAGAGTCTGTTGACGAGAAAGTTAATAAAACAGCCTCTACAGGTTCTAAAGAAATAATAACAGAATCTAAAGTATATGCACACCCAGAACTTGATAAAATGAAAAAGATGTGGGAGTTCAACTACAAATACTAATAACGAAAAATAATTTTAAAAAAACCAAAAAAAATGGGATATTTATTAAAATCAGGTGAAGTTGGAAACATCGGACTTAAACACCAAAAAGCAATCCGTGAAGCAACGGTAAACAAATGGGACTCTTTAGGATTCCTAGAAGGACTTGAAGGTCACGTAAGAGAGAACATCGCTCTTTTATATGAGAACCAAGCGTCTGTATTAATCAACGAAACTACTGACTCAGCAGGGTCAAACGGTTCTTTCGAGACTGTAGTTTTCCCAATCATTAGAAGAGTATTCTCTAAGTTATTGGCTAACGATATCGTATCTGTACAAGCATTAAACTTACCAATCGGTAAATTATTCTACTTTGTACCTAAGATTTCTGATAGAGATAATTTTACTGACCCACTATTAGGTAATCATAGAGGTCCTAAAGTTGTTAACTGTATTAACTGTCCAGCAGTTACTTTCTCAGGAAACACTAACCTTTATGACGCATTTTATGATGACGCTTTATTTGACCACTCTAAAGGAGCTATAACTGTTAACACTGTAACAGGTACAGCTGTAACTTTCGCATCTAACACTTATACAGCTGGTGACGAACCTTTATCTAACGATGGTTCAAGAAGAAGACAACTTTTAGAGGTAGCTGGATTCTCTCAAGCTTCAGCTGGTAGATTAATCGGACCTGACGGTGAAGAGGTTGATACTGAAGAGTTCTTAGCATCTCTTAGAGTTATCGCTACAAATGACATACTAGCACACAGTTCAGCTGACCCTGGTAACCCTACGAACGTAATCGTATCTGCTGGTAACGAAGTACCATTTAGAGTACACACAATGCAGTACGGTAAAGGTATGATTAACTATGGGGATATCTGTAACGCTAACGGAAACCTTTACATCGAATTAGACCTTACTACTCCAGTATGTGTTGAGTGTGGTGATAACACTTTTGATGGTTACATCGGAGCATCTACAGGTACTACAATAGATGGTGGAAATACATACGTTACTTGGAACTCTTATGACTCTTTAGAGGAAGAAGACCAAATGGGGGAAGTTTCTTTCGAACTTGATTCTGTAACAGTATCGGTTACTGAAAGAAAACTAAGAGCTACTTGGACTCCTGAATTAGCACAAGATGTAAGTGCATTCCACAACATCGATGCTGAAGCTGAATTAACAGCATTACTTTCTGAACAAGTTGCAGCTGAAATCGATAGAGAAATCTTGAGAGACTTAAGAAAAGGAGCAGCATGGTCATTAAGATGGGATTACAACGGATGGAAGAGATTACCTAACAACAACGGTTACACTCAAAAAGATTGGAACCAAACTCTTGTTACGGCAATCAACCAAATCTCAGCACAAATCCATAAATCAACTTTAAGAGGTGGAGCTAACTTCGTAGTTGTATCTTCTGAGGTATCAGCAGTGTTTGATGACTTAGAGTACTTCCACGTATCTAACGCATCTCCTGAGTCTGATACTTACAACATGGGTATCGAAAGAGCTGGTTCATTAGGTGGTAGATATACTGTATACCGTGACCCTTACGCACCTTCTTACTCTGTGTTAATTGGACATAAAGGTAAATCATTGTTAGACACAGGTTACATCTACGCACCATACGTACCGATGCAACTTACCCCTACAATGTACAACCCATTCAACTTTGTTCCGATTAAAGGTATCATGACAAGATACGCTAAGAAAATGGTTAACAACCGTTTCTACGGACACATCAGAGTTGACGGATTGAGAACATTCCCTGTGGCTGAATTGAGATAATCAATAAAACCAAATAAACTCTAAAGGAGGACTTCGGTCCTCCTTTTTTTATGCTGATAATTTTTTAAAGAAATTTTTAAATCTATCCCACTTAGATTTTCTAGGTAATGGGTGTATTAATTCTACCCATTCATTTTGTAAATAAACTTCCATTAGATTTGTATCGGTATTATACCTTAATTGTCCTTGTGATGGTGGGATTTCAGCTGAACCTGCTACAACTAAATCACTAATAGTTACTTGATTGTTTGTGTCTATACGTAAACCTTCATTATTATAACCTAATTGTATTATGTTATGGTCTGATATTGTTGTGGTCCACTCCGTACTACCATCGTATACTAAAACACCACCATCTACAGGTGGGTAATTAGGTATTATATTCCTACGTTTTTTAGGTTTATTTTCTACGAAACTCCAAGCATGTAAATCCCTCTTAATCATGTATTAATAATACCGAATAAGAGGGACTAATTGTAGAGTTTAGACGAAATTAAACTCAGGTATTGATTTTTCTACGAATTGTTCATCCCCGAACCAATCTTCCATGGTTACCTTTTCATACGCTTCATATAACTCCTTAATTAATTCAGAGTTTCTCATATCATACATAAATTCTATATCTGACATGTTATACTCAACGTATCTACTTTCTCTTTCCATATATCCGTAGTCATTCATATTAATAATCTAATTTAATTTTTTTACCCTCAGCTATTTTCATGTTAGAATCACCCTCTAAAGTATCATTAACTAAGTTAATTATATCAGATGGTACATTCTTATAGATTTCCATCATATCAGACACATTTAATTGGGTATCTTTTACGTTCCAAATTGTAAGACCTTTGTCTTTATCCTTGTACTTGTGGAAAGCCAATTTAGCGTGGTTGTTTTCAGGTTTTCTAGCGTCAGCCTCTTTAACTCTTTTGTCGATTAAGAAAACAAGAACACCGTTTTGGGTGTAATCTTTAAAGTACTTCTTAAAGTTGTGGTCATCAGCCGATACACACCATTTGGTAGATTTTCCGTAAAGGTTGGAACTTCTAGAAGTAAGTGGTTGTAACAATAACCAAGTATCATCCTCATGTAATACTAAAGTTTCTTTCTTTTTAACTTCAGAACGTGTTACTTTTTCACGAGCCAATTTAATCTCATCAACAATATCTTGATTACCCTCATAGGAATAGATATCTTTATTTTCCAATAAGTTTCTTTCTGATAACTCTTCAAACTCTTTTACAATGTCAAACATTTCTTTAAAAGTGTTTTTCTGTAATTCTTCTTTAAACCACTCCAACCAATCTTTGGTTTGTGATACCATAAATGGTAAATATTTATTCGTCTTTGAGGGGTCGTGTGAAGCTAATATATCCACTAAATCTATAACATATTCAGGATTCTGTGCTTTTACGTCTTTAATTCTCGCCATATTCTACAATTATGTGTTTATTACTGTTTAATTCTCTACAAATATAGAAAACCTTTTTCTTACAAACAAGATATTTATATAAAAAACACAGACTTTTATGAAAAAGAGAATAGTTAGATTAAACGAACAAGATATAGAGAACCTAGTTAAGAAAATAATCAAGGAAGATGATACTATGGATTCTACACAACCAAAAGAAAAAAAGGAAGAACCAAAAACAACCATGACTCGTCACGCAGCTTATCCAGCAATTGATAGATTAGAGACTGAGTTGGAGAGACTTAAAATGGAATTCAAAGATAGTATTGCTAACGCGGTATCAGGAACAGATGGTTATCATAGTGAAATAGATAAATTCTCAGAAGACTTTGGTAAATTCATTACAAAGGTATCAAACCTTAAAAGTAAAATTAATCAATACCAACTAGATACTAAGGAACAAAGAAAAAAGGCTGTTGAACAAAGAAAAGCTTCCTACATGGCACAACATAACGATAGAAAACATAAGGCTTCGAGAGAAGGTAGAAATTATTCTTATTAATATGAATTGGAAAAAACAAAAATTAGCTAACATGGTGTCAGCGAACACTAACCTACTTAAAGAAACTCATGTAGATACTGACGAAGGTAAAATGAACTATATTAAAGGGGCTTTAAATAATTTAAGTTCTGAAGATTTAGATAAGGTTTATGCTCAAGTAGAGAAATTAGACCCTGAATATAAAGGTAGAAAATAATTATGAAAGAATGTACTTGTAATAATTGTGACTGTGGTGGTACATGTACTCGTGAATGTACTTGTGAATGTTGTAAAACCGTTACAGTAGATATAAAGACTATGAAACCTAAACGTGGTGATTATACAAAAAATGAAAAGGTCTGATTTCTCAGACCTTTTTTATTATCTACAAACTAAATTTTGTATTTCTCTTAGGTAATTGTTATATACATCTGCGTCACCACCAATATCTTCAATATCTCTTTTTGTTTGTTGTCTTATTGATTCTATTTCTTTTTGGTATTTGTCGTCATATTCCATCTTATCTAACAAATCCTCTATTTCATCCCAAGAGTTAACTGTCATAATATCACAAATATTATGTTCTGTTGACATTACTTCCTCGTTATCAAACTCTTCTTTTAGTATTTTTTTAATTAAATCCTTCATATTAACACCAATCTTTTTCTGACACAATTTCAAACTTAATAACATCATCATAAGTTCTTGTTTCATCACCTGACTCTATTTTAACCTCTAAATAATAGTCGTTAGGGATAAACCAAGATGTATCCACAAGGAAGAAGTTACCGTCAAATGCTCTACTAACCTCAGTCCAATCAATATATTCAATTTGAGTATTACCTTCCCTTATATAAATTCTGTAATATATCTTATCTAAGACACCCACTTGGTCTAAAGTAAGTGGTACTCTCGCCTCTACGTTTAAACGTCTTGTGTCACCTCTTTTAATCTTTTCAAGATGTTTTATACCACTCACACGGAAAGCGTAATCGTATATAGATAAATTAGAAGAACTTCCAACACCTAACCCACTAGCTCCAGCCGCCATTGTAGTACCGACAGTGTAATAAGAATTTTCTTCTCTAAGTATAAACTCTTGTTCCGAATTACCTAAACTATTACCATTTATAGTAACATTTGACCATGTATCCGTAAACATAACATTACCACAATAACCTGATGCTGGTGTATTAGGTACGTTAACTGTTACATAATAAACACCACAATCCTGTTTAGTTATACCTGAGGAAGGTATAGTTTGATAAACATTATCGTTATGGTCTTTTATTATAACATTATCGAATGTGGCATCAACTCTTTCACCACCAGCGTTAACATAAAGATAAAGTCTATTAGACTTATCCAAGTAGAAATGATTCCTATCGTCCTTAATAGTAGTATCAAAAGTAGTCTCAATAAATGGTTCGTAAACAGTGTTAGTTTCTTTTCCAAAAAAGCCAACATAGAATGTATCTTCATCTGTAAGTATTTCTTGTGAGTAGTTGTAAGCGATACCTAATCCGTTAAAAGTACTAGTATCTCCTGTTAATAAAAGATTATTTATATAATCTGTTATATCTATACAAAGGTTTTCATCACCGTGGTCAAAATGTTGTGTACCTACAACAATACCACCGTTAAATGTTTGAGCGTCACCGCTATAAGTACCGTTGTGGGTCCAATTAACGTTAGTTTGTCTTTCTAACCAGTTGGCTGGTGATTCACAATAAGTTTTATTGGCGTCTTCACAAGTTATAGATGGAGCCTCAACATAATCATAACCATTACCTTCATCCCAAGATTCAGGTATTTCAAATAAAATCAAATCAAATGAAGTGGCTCTTCTAACGTCACCGACTGAACTACAATTTGTTTTACAATATAATTCTTTGTCGAAACATGACGTATTTGTCATTTTTAAAGTATGTGTCATACCAGTTATACTAGTACAACTAGTTTTACCTGTTATTTGTGAAAAATCTATGTCGAATAGATATCTAGAATATTTTGTATCGTTAATATTTGTAGAACCACCGTAAAATAGTTCGGTAATTGGGTTACTACCCGTGTTAACACAAGAGTTTCTAACTATAGTCGTATCTTTTGAGAAGTATGTACGTAAAATGCCCATTTATCTTTTATTAATAAATATCTTAGGCAATTGAATTATTTCCTGTATTCTCAGTAGGTACGTCACCACCAACATAGATATTTCTACTTAATAACCTATCGTCTAGATTTTTAATAAACCATTCTTCTAGTCTAACAGTATCACCAGATGGGTCGGTTGGTAAACCGTGGTATGGGTGTATATGACTTTTAATCCAAGACCTAAGTATAACCAAGAATTCCTTTAATACGTCACCATAAACTACTGGGTGTAAATCATCTTCTAATTTTAAATGGTCTTCTGTTGTTAAAATTGGTTTTATAACTTTTGAATTTGAGTCTCTACCTATTAAAAATATTTTATTACTAACAATAACAGTATCCGTTCTATCTTCACTAAGATTTAAATCTTTTTCGGTTTGATTTTGATTTTCCTTTTTTTCTAAATCAGAAGGTTTTAGTAACCTCATGTTTATGTAAGCGGGGTTTTTTTCGTTTAATTTTAAAGGGTTATCTATTTCGTGTACACCCACTCTAATTAAAGCCTCTCTTTCTCTTAATATTATATCAGAGTTGTCCCTACCTAATAACGCTACATCGTCATCTTTAGGGTATATTCCATCCGCTTCAGCTATCGTCTTTACAGAACGACCCAATTTCATCAATCCACCAACCTTACCAGCTAAAGCAGTAAAAAAGAAAGGGTCTTCTTTAATTTTTTCAGGTTGTGAGATTATAGGACCAACCCATTCACGTTGTTGATTCGGGTTTTTTGTGTCCATTAAAATTATTTTAACAGCCTCACCTACTTTAGGACAAACATTAAACATTCTAGGTAAAAAAGGTTCACACCAAGGTAAGTCTTCGGCATTAATATCGGGTTCATCTACACCACGAATAAAAACCTTTAGTTTCATATTACCGTCATCACTAACTTTAAAAACTCTACCGTAGTGTATGACTCTATTATATTTATCTATTTGTTGTTTTGAAGCGGAACCCCTAGCTCCATCACCTAAACTTTCATTTCTACCTCTAATAACACCCATTACAATAAACCTCTTTTTTTAAGTTCTTTATAAACTTTTTGGTGGTCTTCACCTATAGATTGCCAATAGTCATAAACTTTAACAACGTCAAACCTAATTTTTTCAAATTTATCACGAAGTTCTTTCTCTAAAGAATGTAATTCGTTATTTGATTTTTTATCTAAATCTTTCATATTACGATATTTGTGCATTACCACTAGCTATACCCACTATTGTACCAACAACCTGTACGGGACCACCAGCATTACCACCTGTACCTTGTATAGCGGTACCTGGTTGTATGGCCACGTCTACTCTAGCCTCAGCAGTTAAAGCCTTAACCATCTCCTCAATCCTAATTCTTTCCATTATTTCGGCTGGGTTTGTTTGTCCACTAGGTAATGGTCCTACACGAGCACCCGCTTCTGATTGTCTTTGTATTATTCTAGAAGCTATTTGACTAGGACTCATTCCAGGTTTAGCTTTCGTAGCTAATATTAATGGTGTAGGCATCCTTTGTGAAGTGGTCATCGGTATTTTAAATAAATTTAATAAAGCTTTTAAAACTGATTTATAATTTTTAAAATTAATTTTACCGTCTATGTTGGTGTCTAAACATCTATTTGCTGCCATAATTATACGTAATTTGAAGTGTCGGGTATGTCTATTGATTCGATAGCACCTGTTACCGCGTTAGTCAAGTATATACCAGCTATAGAACCTATATATAATTGAACTTTTTCTTTTATTATTTTAGTAGCTACTCTAGTAATTAAAGCTATTAATTCTTTTTTAATTTTATTAAACACTATTTCTAATAATGCTCCACCAGCTTCCCTAGCCACAAACTCAAAAAATGTTCTAGCCGCTTTTGAAAAGTCGTACCCGTCTTTAACATCTAAAATTATGTCATTAACTGTTTGATGTGATATTTGATATAATGAAACCACTTTAGGTGTTATTACCATCCTCATTAATATTTTAGGGAATGATAAAACCGATTGTTTCTGAAAATTAACTTTCATAGTAGGTCCATCAGAAGGACTACCAAAACTAGCCACAGCTGTACCTGTAGAATTTATTGTTTTTTCTAATATGTTTTTAACTTCTTTCGGTGGTGTGTTATCGTCTATGGTTAATATATCATCCATTATAGATGTCGGTACAGAAACCTCAACTAAACCACAACCTAAATCCATAACACTTACACCACGCATTCTATTATTAGCGTCACGTTCAAACTTAGCTAACTCTTCATTACCAAAATCAAAAAAACTATCATCTAAAACTAACTTATCTGCACAAACATCTACATCTAAAATCTTTTCTATGGAATTATCCATTTTTGCCTGACTAATTAAAACATCCACACCAATATTATTAGCCCTAGATATTATACCAAACATAAAATCCATTATAGTACCCATTATGTTTTTGGTTGTAAATAATTGTACACTATTAATATAATCTACTAAGAAATCGTGAAAACTACCACCACGTCTATCATTTTGTGGACCTGGATTAATAGTACCGTCAGCTATTTTTAATGTTATAGTTGGTTGATTGTTTGTTGCTGGGGTTGGTAGATTGTAACTTACATATAATAAGTCATTACCGTTTTTATCGGACCAAACATCACTTGTTTTGTTTGTTATTACATTTAAGAAAAATCTATTAAAATCTTTATTAGGGTCGCCAAATAAAGCTCCAGCGGGACCATTAGGGTCCATCTTCATCATATCATTTAAATCTAAACGATTAATTTCTGTTGTTAACTGTGGTGCTGGGTCAGGTATTGTAAAATCGGTACCACAAGCTAAACCAGCTTTAATACCCTTTATAATCCCTTCTTTAACTATTTTGATTAGTACTGGTAAAAATTCTATTAATATCTCTAATAAAATTCTAGCTACTTCACACCTAGCCTTATCTTTTAAACTTTTAGCGTTATCCATACAACTAGAATACAGTAAATCTAACAGAAACGGTAATAAGTTTTTAGAGTTACTAGATATCGAATCCAAAGAATTAAATTTCTTATTCTTTGGTAGACCAGCTAGAACATTAAAAACCCCTATCTGTTCAAATAACTCACCTTTGTCGTTTTGAAAACCCATTACTTAATCTTATACTCGTTGTCGTCATCGTCCTTATTATCACCCATAAGATTTTGAATCATTTCTAAATCCTCAGGTGTTATAGCACCACTACCAGCTGATTCAGAACTCGAATCACCTTTAAATATTAGGTTACTCATCATTTTAAGGATGTTTAATTTCTTGTCGATTGTACTATCTACAAGTTTAAGAAGGTCGGTGTTTACCTTATTCATGGTACCCAAATCATGAGTATCTTCAACCTCAACCTTCTTTTTGTTTTCGTTGATTTGTCGAATAGCTGTACTTCTTTGTTCCACTAGTTCGTTATAGGCTTCTTGAGCCATAGCTAGGAAACTATCAGTACTTAATTCTACTTTCTTTTTTTTAGGTCTTGCCATGATTGTGTTTTTATCTATAAATATCTTAAAACACAACTTTACTATTATAAATCGTCTTTTAACATCTTATAAATGACCTTATAACGTTTCATTGCGTTTCTAATATCTTTAGTTGATAGGGATGTCATTTCCCTCATGTATAACAGTATTAGATTTTTGTTATATTTCTTACCTGTAGTATCACTATCAAAAAGAGTTTCCCAATTATCTAAAATATAAACTAAAGCGTTGCCAACACGTATTTCATTTTCCGATAATACACGTTCTTCTAATTCGTTTTTAATACTAGAAGATACACTAATTATAAACTTAGTTAACTCTTGATTATCGTCATGTAGATTATAAGAATATTCTTCGTCATCTTCTATTGTCGAAGACATATCTTCATAGGATAATAAAGATTTCATCTTCTTATCTTCTTTCATAATCTTACCTAGTAAATAGTGTTTACACACAGTACCATAGTATGAGTATGATTTTTTACCCTTAGATGGTTTGAACTTATAGAATTTTAACATTAAAAATGATAATGTATCAGTGTGTAAATCCTCAAACTCCATTGTTTTAGAATAAAGTTTATAGGTTCTAATGATACTTTCTATCATTTTATTAAGTGGACCTCTTAAATGTTCCCTATAAATCCTATTACGTTGGATTTCTTCTTGGGTACTTCCAGTCCATCTAAGTAGAGGCTTACCATTTTCGTCTAATTTATTAGGGTCCTCAAATATGGACCCTAATGACATATACTCTACAACAGCTTCTTCTTGTTCACGACCAAAATAAGGTTTCTTTTTGGGTTTTCTACCTCTTTTTTTTGGTTGTTCGTCAGACATTAAGCTTCGATTTTTTCCTCTATATATTTTATACCCCTATCGTTTTTAAAGTAACTTTCTTTTCTAGCCGTATTAAACCAAAATCTAGCCTCAACAGGGTCCATTTTAGTTTCTTCAACATGGTAGTATCCGTGAAATAATGAACCAGGTCTCATATTAGTTTTTCTATAACCTAACTTAGGTATAGTCATCATTTTTTTATCGTAATAAGACATTCTTAACAAAAACTCGTAAATGAATTGTAACTTAAGTGTTGGTTTAAGACCACCAACTGAGTTATAAGATTCTGTTTTAATAACACCTCCCGATAATTGGAAGTTGGGGAAGTTTAATAACGAGTCGTTATCTAAAAACCCTTGTTTGTCAGAAAAATCTTTAGCCCATACAGGTTCATTTGTGAAATGTAAGAAACGACCTTCGGTATTTACGTCTAAACAAAGTGGTAATGCCACATCAACGTCATACCATTTTCTATACTTAACTACATTGTCAAACCAAATAGTCGCGTATTGGTCATCAACTTCTAATATTGAGAAGTATTCGGTATTAACTTCTTTTACACCAAAGTTAATTTGTGAGGCAAAATCAGTTTCACCTTCGTTTACCAAAACCCTAAAATTAACTTTATCAGAATTAACCGTTTCTTTAATCTTATTATCTATTTCGTTTTTATCCACATCCTTACCGATTACAACTAAAACCTCTTCAGGTAATAATTTTTGTGTTGTAATACTGTTAAGGGCTGTATTAAGATAATTCGCCTTATTTTCTACTTGTTTACCTTCTTGTATTGCAGTTACCGTATATTCTAAATTATCTAAAGTAACAATAGGTAAAATTACTGTGATATTACTTGTTTCTCCCATTATGATTTAATTTCTTCTTTTTTGTTATCATCACCGATTTCAATTACCTCAGCGTTTTCATCAGTTTCTTTACCAATTTCAGCTTCTAAAGCTTTAACTAGTTCTTCTTTTCTACCATTAAAAATACCCTCATACACTTCTTTAATTTTTTCAGTCATTTCTGATATAGTGTAAGAATCTTTAACCTTAGACATTTCATCATACAATTCACTAGGTTCACTATCTTCTAACCAAGCCTGTACGTAATTAGAAATTAAATCAGGTATTGTGTTAATGTCATGTGTCCATAAACCATTTTTATCTGTAAAGTACTCAGGAATAATATTAGGTACTTTAGCTAGAACAGGTACATCTGACTTCATAGCTTCTAAAGGGAATGTCCCAAAACCAGCTATATCGTCAACCCAAACAGCTAAACAAGATTCAGCTAAATCTTTAGCGAATATTTCTTTAGGTAAACCTCTCATATCACGGAATGTAATCCATTTTAAATGAGGGTACTTTAAATAAAATGATTTAAATATTTTAACTAGGTCTCTTTGGTCCCTAGTCATAACAGATACAATAGGTTTTTTATCTTTATTGGTTGGTTTAAAATAATCTGGTATACCAACAGGTACAACACTAACATCTATAGTGTTAGAGAATAAATTGTTAATGTATTCTTTTTGTTTTTCAGTAGTTGTGATACATTTAGTTACACCATAATCTCTCCAAGATTTACCAGGTGGTAACATTTCAAGTATATAATCATACGATTGACACATTACAACTCTATAACCAGGTAACTTAGAAACCTGTTCAATAACGTTAGCGTAAATTTCAGGTACAACAATTAAATCTTGTGGTTTAACTTGTAACTGATTGGATTCAGCTGAAATATGTGGTAGTTGAGTATACTCTTCACCTAACCAAGTTACAGGTGTGTAACTATTTTTTTCATGTAGTATTTGTGCGTTATACCCTAATTCTCTTAATATCTTAACATGTTCATAAATGTTAGCTACACCAGCACTAGGGTTGCCTTGTGTATCCATTGTAAAGAAATATAGACCAAATTCTTTGTTGTCTATACTTTCAATAGCTGTTTCAATTACTTTTTTTGTACTATCCATTCTTTTTTAATATTTTATTAATTAATAATGTATTAAACGAAATTCTAAATGGTATTGAGAGTTGTTGTTCTAATTTGGCAACACCCATACTCTCATCCACTTCACCTTGTTCCGATAATACGGTTTCTATCATGGCTTTAGTTAACTCCCATTTGGTTATATCAATCATTTGACCATAAGACTCTTCCGGCATAACAGGTATTTCCTCCTCTACACCATCTTCTTCTTTAGTTTGGTCATCTGATTGACTTAATATGTCAACTAAATCTTGTTCTTGTCTCTCTAATCTGATGAAGTCACTTATTTTATCTAAATCAAAAAAGTATTCTTCACCACCTATTTTGAATAAATCTTCCATGGTTTTAATTTAAGGGATTTTTAACTATTGTACAGTCTTAGGGTAAGTCTAATATGTCATTTAACTCTTTTATAGATTCTATTCTAAAATCACCTTCTTGTTCTCTGTTAAATTCTTTATCAATAACGACACAAGCCTTACCTTCAGGTTTAGATGATATAACGTCAGGATGGTCAGTAACCATCAAGTCTACATATTTCCAAGAATCCCTAGAATCCATAACAAATTTAACTTCAGATACCATACAAGAAGTTTTACTTAAGAAAAAATATGTAGATGGTACACTTAACCCAGTTTCTCTACTAATTAGTACAAACTCATGTTCAGGAAATTCTAATACCATATTATTTAAAGCGTTCATAACGTTAGGTACCATCTCATCAGCCGAACCAAATATTTCTAAAGTACACTTTTCGTAAAGAAACTCCTCTAAAGTCACTTCTTCCTCCACTTTACTCAACTCCAAGTCTTGTACGGAATCTCTACTTTTACTACTAAACGGGTCAAAGTTTGGGTCAAACTCTATTTCGGCTTGTTCAGTTTCTTCTTTAGGAAATGTCACCCATTTTTCTAAATTATAATCTAAAACTTTAATACCATCTTCACCTTCTTCAGGTGGAAAGTATTTAGAGTGTGTTTCTTCTATTTGTTTGAAGTAATTTCTTAAAACCCCATTAATTGAAATTCCTATTCTCATCCTTTTAATAATCCTTTATTAGTTGTAATGCCCTCGTCAATCTCATCAAAAGTCTCTTCAATAATTTTAATAATTGGGTTTCTAACTACATCGTCAGGATTTCTTAACTCTACACAACCAAAACCATCAATACCGTTAAACCTGTCAATCACAACCTCAAGTGAACTATCAGATTTTTTCTTAATATCTTTTTGTTTGACATCTCCCAAAATAACCATTTTAGAATTATCGCCAATACGGGTCATAAGTGTTCTCATGTTAGCCACAGATATATTTTGAGCCTCATCAACAATAATAATTGTATTATCAATACTTCTACCCCTAACAAACGCTAAAGGTTGTATCTGTATAATACCCAATTCCCTAAGTTTTTTAGTTAAAGATTCACCAATAATCTTTTCAAAATTATCTAGAAAAGAAATCATGTAAGGGTCTAATTTATCTTTTAAATCACCTGGTAAAAAACCTAATTCCTCACCTGGTAACTGTGTTACTGACTTAACTAATAAAACCTTTTTATATTTTGGTTTTGATTTAATAAGTTTTAAAGCCTCAGCACACGCTATGTAAGTTTTACCTGTACCAGGTAATCCCGATACTATAGTAATTTCGTTGTTTTTAATGGAATCTCTAACTTTACCTTGATTCTCATTTTTACATCTGTAGTTAACAGACATACTTTTTAAAAATTTGTCTTCTTCTTGGTTTTTACTGTAGACAAAATTCTCAACCTCCCTTAACTCATCTTCGGTTAATTGTTTATTTCTTCTTCTATTTTTACTCATATTCTTCCGTAATTCTATCATTTATCCTTCATAATTGTTGTCATGACTTCTGTCGGAATACCAACATTGTTAGACCCATAATGATTCATCCAATAGTCAACCATCTCGTCTATCATAGTCTCAAAAGTATACTCATGGTCCCAACCTAAAGTCTCTTTTATTTTAGTACAGTCACCTTTTAAATCCCTTAACTCTTCAGGTCTAAAGAATTTCTCATCAATGGTAACATATTTTTTCCAATCTAAGTCTAACTTGGAAAATGTGTATTCTACTAAGTCCTTGACTGAATGTGAGACACCTGTAGAACAAACAAAATCATCAGACTCGTCATGTTGTAAAATCAACCACATAGCCTTTACGTAATCTTTAGCGTGACCCCAATCTCTAGTAGCTTCTAAATTACCTAAACTAAGTTCACGTTCTAAACCTAACTTAATTTCTACAGCTCTTTTAACAACTTTATTAGTTACAAAGTTAGTCCCTCGTCTTGGTGACTCGTGATTAAATAGAATTCCGTTAGATGCAAATAAACCATATGAGTTTCTATAGTTTCTAATAATGTTATAACCGAATACCTTAGAACATCCGTAAGGACTTACAGGATTCATAGGTGTAGTTTCTCTCTGATACCCATCATCATCAATATTATTACCAAACATTTCTGAAGAACTGGCTTGATATAGTTTGATGTTAGGATTAGTCATCCTAATAGCTTCCAACATATTAAGAACACTCACACCTGTGGCGTTAGTTGTGTATAAAGGTTGGTCGAAACTGATTCTAACGTGTGATTGTGCCCCTAAATTATATATCTCATCAGGGTTTGATTTTTGTATTACTTTAATTATGGATGCCAAATCAGTTAAGTCACAATACTCCAACTTCAATTTATCCATAATATGGTCAATTCTAGATGTCTGGTTCTCCGATACAGAATTCCTTTTAATTGTACCCCATACTTCATAACCTTTCTCTAATAAAAATTCGGCTAAGTATGAACCGTCTTGTCCGTTAATACCCGTTATTAACGCTTTTTTCATATTCAAAATTTAAAATACTTGTTATTAAATCTATTTGTTCTACTGTTAAGTCTTGGTGGTTAGGTACGTAGAATCCGTACTTATCGATAGACTCACAATTAGGTAGATTATCTTTTTTACCGTTCCACATTGGTTTGTTTGCCATGTTACCAGCGATTAACGGTCTAACCTCGATACCAGCTTTTTGTAGTTCACTGATAATCTCACTTCTTTTACTGTTTAGAACAGGTATGGCGAAACTAGATACGAAGTCACCTTTTCTTTCCACCAATGTTAACGTGTTATGTTTAATTTTACTTTGATATTCAAAGAAATTATTCCTTCTTCTTTTACCATACTCATCTAATCTATCAATAACCTTAAGACCAATAAAAGCCTGTAGGTCTGTAGAACGTAGATTCATTCCAGGTACATAGAAGTTGTATAAAGCCTCGAAATCAGAACACTTATATTCTTCTCTTAATTCCTTTTGTTTCCATTCTGGTAAATCTCTATCCCATCCGTGACTTCTCATCATAAGAAGTAAGTGATAGAATTCTTCATCGTTAGTATTGATGAATCCACCTTCAATAGTTGATAAGTGGTGTCCGAAGTACATTGAGAAGAATGAAGCGAATCCCATACTACCAAGATACTTTCCTTGATACTTGGAACCCATACTTTCACATACGTCTTCCAATAATACAACATTATATTTCTCACATAACGCAACTACTTCATCCATCTTAGGTACAAGCCCTAATGGAGATACAAGTATCAATACAGATGGGTCATGTTCTTTGAATAACTTTTCTAAATGATTTAAGTCACAAGATAAATCCTCTAAGTTACAATCACACATAATTGTTTCATAACCTAAAAGCATTGGTGAACTTACATCAGTTGCCCAACTTAATGCTGGAACCACAATCTTATTATTCTTAAGTCTTCTTTTACTCACTTTACCTAGATGTTGTAAAGCAGCTAATGTTAATAGGATTGAAGATGAACCAGAATTTACAAAAACTGAATACTTAGTCCCAATCTTTTCAGCCCATTTCTTTTCTAATTCCCAAGTTAACTCACCTTTTGTGAGTCTTGGTATTTCATCCTGAGATAACCACTCAATTAAACTATTGATGTCGTCTCGGTTGATTGTATCACTTACTAATTTTATCATAAACTTTTTTAATTCCTTCCCCTAAAGATATTGTCTTAAAGTCAGGAAGTAAATTCTTAAGTTTATCTATGGATACATCTTTTCTGTATTGGCCATCAGGTTTTGTAGAGTCGAATATAATAGACGTATTCTCTAGTAACCCACAACTATCTAAAGCTATCTCAGCCATCTCATGTATTGATAAGTTTTCTTCGGTGGCTACGTTGAAGTTGTTGTATATATCTCTTTCCAAACATTCATTAATAACCCAAGCTAAATCATCCGAATGCATGAATTGTCTTAGGGGTTTACCTGTACCAAATAGTTCTAATGTCTCTTTACCCTCTTGTTCCATTTTAACTATTTTCTTAACTAAGGCAGCGATGAAATGACTATTCTCACCAAACTTATCGTTCTCACCGTATAGATTACAAGGTGTTAGATATTGATATCTAGTCCCGTATTGTTTGTTACACGCGTCAATATGTACAGCTAAACATCTCTTAGCATAACCATAGGAAAAGTTAGTCGGTGTTGGTGGCCCTTGGTGTAACATTTCTTCTGTCATCGGGTACACCCCCACTTTATCAGGATAGATACAAGTACTTAATATACCTATAAATCTTTTCACACCTGTTAAACGTGACCACTTAACAATGTTAGTGTTCATCTGTATGTTATCAGTGAAATATGTGTCAGGGTTGTTAATATTGTCGATGATACCACCGACTTTGGCAGCTAAATGAATAACCACATCAAACTTGTTATTAGTCATTAAAGATATTACAGCATCTTCATTAGTTAAGTCACAATCTTTCGATGATAAGTACATGGCGTCAGGTAATAACTTTTTCAAAGATTTACCCACCATACCACTACCACCAGTCACTAATATTTTACTCATTTATTGATTTAATTTTTCGGTTAACAACTTCCCATATATTATAATCATTTAATACTATATTTCTAGCTTTAGTTAAAGCCTCAACATTTACAGGTTGTTTCACAATTTCAATAATATCAGATAGTTTAGTTTTATTCATATCTATCATATGATATGAACCTTCAGGGAAATAATCTTCCATGTTAGTACAACCCCAATAGATTGGTACACACCACGAAAGGAAAGCGTCACCTAACTTCTCACCCCAATAATTCTTTTGTTGTGAATTTTCCATAGCTATATTGTATTTGTAGTCCAACATACCACGAAGTTTACACTTACCATCATAATTTAAAGGACCTTTATAGTTATTACCGTAATAAGAATGATTATGACCATAACCGTATAAATCAATAGGTGAATCACCCTTAAACAAGGATTTTATGTAATTATTCCTATGTACGTGTTTAGAAGATGCCACACAACTAACATCTTTAGGTTTCTCAGGATATTCCATAACAACTAGTTCATCGTAAGTCTTATTAATCCACCAAGTAACCCCACAATTAGTGTCCTTCCAATCAATCATATGTTTATAGTTCTGTCTTCTAGAACTAATGTAATCAGGTTCTCTTTTAACGAATATTGTTTTATCTTGTGATAACATTTTTGGGTGTCCGTCTAGAACTATATAATAATCAGCTTCATCGAAATTAGAGGTTCCCTCTATATCACCCCATTTACCTGAATTACCAGGTGTTTGTTTACTATATCTCTTCAATAGGTCAGAATTACTCTCACCCCAATTATTTAAAAATATTACTTTTTTCATTTTAAAATCTCGTTAACGTTGGTGAATCCTTCTAACCCGTCCCACCTATTATAATTCCTAAGTCTCCAAAAAATTTTATCACTATCACTCATGTAAGACGCTAGTATAGGGTACGTACTTAATCCAACAATCAAAACGTCTACTGAAGCCATTTTCCTAAAAGTCTCAACATCAGAACCACCAATAATGAAAGTGACATCATCACCATCAAGTTCCTTGAAGTCGTTGACTGAGCCTTCTGAAAAAACATAAAACTGTGGGTTATCGTATAACTTTTTAGACCTAATAGCGTCCATAACCTCTCTATATTCACTTAACTCTAACCATCTGTTGGCATTACCTTTTTTCGAGATGTCACCTCTCCGAATATGGACGCCTATACTGGTACCATCACCAAAATCGTGTGGTGTTTTATCACTCCAATAACATTCACGTAATTTATCAGACAATCCATGAATTTTTTCACTCATGAAACCTGGGAATAAATCAAATGGTAATTTAAACAAGGTATTATCTTCAGCATCATTAATTAATTTCCTATATGTGTTAAGGTTTTTTTCGAAGGTTTCTTTTGTGGCTGAAATGTCTGTACCCATATCAATTTTAGGTAATTCCACTACCTTAGATGGGTTTATATCTTTAACAGTTTTAAACCCCTTACTGAAATTAAGAACATTCTCCCACCTACTACACATATCTCTAAAAGGTGTGTGTATACATTCGACATTATCAAACTCACCACTTAAAGCTAAAGCCAAACTCCAATTCTGAAATTGGTGGCCTAACTTACCATGGTTATTGGGTTGTGCTACGATATACTTCATACTTCAACGTACCAACAACTATCATAAGTTTTAACCCTATCCCCAAACTTTTCATCAACGGCCTGTTTAACGCCACACGGGTTAAAATAATCATGACCACTAATCATACCACCTTTTCTTACTTTAGGTAACCAACTATTAATGTCTTTAACAACACTTTCATATGTGTGGTCGGCGTCTATGAAAACAAAATCGACAGATTCATCATCAAAGTCCCCAGAAGCCTCCCATGATATTTTCTGTATTTCATTTATTTTGTTTTTTAGGTTGGCGTTCTTAACGTTTTGTCTAAAAATCTCTAATACGTGTTCTTTTTGTTGTTTAAGTGGTCCGTCAGTATATTTGTAGGTTTCACCCCACAAATCAACGGCATGTATATTAACTTCTCTTTCATTTAAAAGACCCCCTAAGTAGACTATTGAGTGTCCCTTCCACACACCAATCTCAACGAAATCAGTATATTCTTTTTTTGCTACCATCTCGTAAAATTTAGAAAAGTTAAACCACTTATGTGTTTGTAAATTATTCTCTACGAATCCCATTATAATGTTTTTTAATTGTAATTATGACCAAAAACGGTCTATTTCTTTTTTATAAGATATATTGATTAACTCTATAACCTCATCATCTAATATATCCTTATAATTCAATTTGGTTTTATGTTTATTGATATGTGGTAATTTAATGTCTTTAATAGATAAATCAATACAAAGTTGGTTGAAATCTGACTTTAAATTATCAAAGTCTAATAATCTATCAACAATTACTTCATCATCATTATCACAAACATATCTGTTTATAGACCATTTAGGTCTATTAGGTACATCGTCACAGTCACCTTTCGGTATTAAACTTATGAATCTTTTTTTGTCATACGGCTTATTATGAATCCAATGGTATAGAGATAATAATCTATCCCAAGGATTCCTAATTACGGCGAATTTTAAATACGTATTAAACTTTTCAGCTCCATACTGACTTACTAATTCTGAGGCTGTCGCGTGTTTTATATTATTAAAACTATTCGGTATTACATTTTTTATACCACCAACAACATCCACATTTCTTTCATTTACTTTATTAACCGGCTCTATTATCAAATCCTTTAAACAGTATTCAATAGAACTACCACCAGTTTTTGGTATATGTACGAATATTAATTTATTTTTATCTGATATCATATTATAGTATTAATTAACTTTACGTCACGTTTATCTTTCTCTTCACCCCTTGTTTCTTTTAACTCCCTAACTAATCTAGGTACCATAAACTTAACACCTCTAGTGTAAAAATGGTGATTAGGGTTGAATATTATCTCATCGTAATTAAATGGGTATAAATTCACGCCGTAACTATTATGACTACTTATTAAATTATTACCATTAATTTTCACATCACCATGATGTATGTAATCTAAATCTTGTCCTTCTCTTAACCCGTAGATTGATAGGACGGAACTAGCTGTCACACAGTAATTCTCTGAATCTAAACCATGTTGTTTAAAGTAATTTATATACTGATTTAATAACGATTCAAAGTTGGTGTAGTATTGTTGGTCTTTGGTTCTCCATTCAGGTGTTAAACCAACAGATTTATTATTATTTAAGAAATGTACACTATTATCATTAAATAAGGCCTTAGCTATTCTAACTGTTTCTTCATGTCTATCATTAATGTGTACAGAGTGTTTACCGATATTATAAACACGTCTTATCTTATCTTTCACCCTAACGGTATCCTGTAGACTATTAAATTCACATAGATAAACAACGGTATCACCTTCACCTTGATAACATAGTTTGGCTTTGGCCCTAAACCCACCATATTCGGGGTGTTTACCCGCCCAAGCTTCACCGTAATAGAATTCACGCATTATATTGAACGCTCCGACATTATTTAATTTTACACGTTTTTTATAAAATACTTTTGTGTTATCATTTAATATTTTTTCTACCTGTTCTAAACCACCTCTAGATGTGGCTGATGGGAATACTGTTACAATATGTGTGTTAGGTTTGAGTTTGGCGTATTCCAAAGCTACTCTGTCAGCGTACTCAGGTCTAAGACCTAAGTTTTCAAACATAGACCAACCACAGTTAAGTTGTCCATCTCTACCGTCGATACCGTTTACACAAACAACATCGTTATTATTCACTAATGACGCTGCCACTCTATGTGCTCCGTTTAGTATATTATTACCCATAACAGGTACGGCTGATATGTCACCATTAAAACCATTAACTGTAATCTCATCAATTAATTCCTCAAAAATCTCCTTAAATGCCTCAAAACTATTTTTTTTCGGGTTGTTATACTCTTTGAAATTATTCCATATTTTAAGGTGTTGTTTATACATCTTTAAGAAATAGTCTGTTTCATAACCATTCTTATAACTTTTAGCATACAAATACTTAACAATCAAATCAAATCTTGTTGTTGTTAATAATTCCTTTGCTTTCTTTTTAAATTTCTCCATTTTATACTTTTTGTTTAATAGCGTATCCGATACCATCAATACCGAATCCATTACCGTTATAAAACATATGTTTATCCCCATTAATGTCAATAACTGACGGGTATGTCATCATTTTAGAGTCAAACCCCTTTTCAGATAAACCAATTCCAACTTTATCATCCATTCTGTCCCAATCAATACCATCAATAGATTCAGCGTACCCTATTCTATAACTGTCTTTACCGTCTCTATAGTCAAAACTACCCCTATAACAATACCACATCTTATAAACCCCATCTTCCTTGATTATCGATGGTCTAGCTGTACACTCAAATTCATTTTTAGGTATTATACAACTGATATTATCCCTAATCCAATGTATACCGTCATTAGACTCAGCGTATTTAATATGGTATAGTGGTGAATGGTCACCAGCGTTGGTGACTTTAACAAATCCAGTACTAGAAGCGTACCATATTTTCCATTTACCGTCCTCAAACATTACACATGGTGAGGCTGTGAAAAATGGTTCGTCTAAATTTCTATCAATAACAGGTCCTTTGTGTAACCTCCTAAAATTCTCACCGTCTTCACTAACCATCAAACCGATAGAATTTCTGTAAGGTACTGAAACAGATGGGTTCCAACCCACGTAGTACATGTAGAATAAACCATCCTTTTTAACTACCGAACACGGCATTATACCACCATCATCGAATGTACCTATCTCACCTAAATCGATGATAGGTTTTTCACCAACTCTTACAATGTTTTTAGGGTTATCTTTCTCCACATCAATAAACACAGGTATACTCCGACATTTATCGTTTCTAGGTGCAAAATATATTCTAATGACATCGTCTAATTCAATAGCCGTAGGAACACAAGCGTGTGACCTAACCCAATCCCATTGATTATCTGTTTTAAAGATTAACCCTTTTTTATCCCACATATTATCCAGCTGTTTTATGTGACATACTATCTAAGTCGATAGATTTAAAATCTTTTTTAGTTGGTTTAGCTCCAAACCAAACATCACCAACACTAGTATCTTTTGTTAAAATACAACCCATACCGACTAGTGTGTATTCCTCAACAACAGTTTCGTCTCTAACTGTGGAATTCACACCAAAGAAACTATTATCTTTTATGGTACAACAACCTGAAATAACAACATGGGAAGTTAAGAACACATGGTCACCGATAGTTGAGTGGTGTCCGATGTGATTACCACTCCATAAGACACAGTTGTCACCTATCTTAACGTAAGGTTGTATTGTGTTATCTTCAAATATGAAACAATTCTCACCAACGTCTAAATCAGGCCAAGTTGTGGCTTTACTACTAACATAACTAACAAAACTATACCCCTTTCTTTTACCTTCTAAGAATTTCTCTTTTCTATTATTACTCATTTTCTTAAAAGATAATGGCGCAAATAGTTTATATTCTGACGGCGGATACACCTCTTCAAGATTCTCAAAAGATACCAAAGGTTTACCTTCGAACTCATTAGACTCAATATAATCAGGGTCTAATGTAAAAGCGACTACTTCATGGTTTGTATCGTGTGTAAAGTAAAAGTGGGCTAAACTAGCCAACTGACCCACACCAAAAATTACTATCTTTTCTTTCATATTAATTTAAATTTATTTAATTCTTCTTTTATCTCCTCTTTAGGTTTTGTTAAACATACGTCTATAATAGATAGACTACCTAGACCTTCAATAAAGTTAAGTTTTATACCGTGATTTTTAAACTCTGTTTTATCATAAAGTTTGGTACCACCGATGGGATTTATATAATGTTCTGAGTTTTGATTTTTACAAATATTAACAATGTTTAAAACCCTATCATCAGTCCTCTCATACCCAATCTCTGAAGCCACCTTTATCTCTGTATCAATATCCAAGTAATCACAAAATCCTATTATAGATTTTAAAGCTAATTCAGATATTTTTTCAGGTTTATCTTCGAACACTTTTTCTAGAATACCTAGTACATCATTTAAGTAGGGTGATTTACTGTAAGATTGTTCTATGGTCTTCATTAGTTTATCGATATTATCAATATCCCAATTAACCTCTGTTTCATTAATCTTCTTAAAGGAACTTTGTTTTATTAAAGGTATACCTATTAATTTTTCTCTGTTATTGACTATAAGTTTATTCCTGTGAATCCAACCACCTTTAATGAAATTAACGTCATCATAAGAAACGAAAACGTCTACCTCATTTATTAATTGGAAGTATCCCATGTACGGGGCAAAGTATGGTTGACATAAAGCTAATTTTTTCATTATCTATTGGCTTTTGTGTAAACCTCAAACTTAGATAAATCAGGGTATTCTAATTCTAAATCATCGTTACTAACTTTCTCACCATCAAAATAAAATTGACTCATTAACAACAACCCTCTCGCGGCTAATTCCGGCATCATATAAAAGTTCCAACCTATCATATCGAAATTATCGTCATGGTATGAACATTCACGTCTACCACTATATCTGGCTCTTTTAAACCAAAGATAGGCCTCATAACTATCAGTTAAAATAGCCCCACCCTTACTTAATTTGAAATGTTTGTATGGCCCTGTAAACGATACACACATATGTGATTTAGGTATGTACATGTCGGATGTGAATCTTAAAGCAGAATCCCACACATTACTACCCTCTAGGTTGTATGCCCCTTTAAGTGTCTTACCCTCCAATTTTCTAAAATTAACCTTACCACCAGCATGTATAATTTCACAAGGAACTGATGGGTATGTTCTATTAGGTATTGTTATTTCTTTACCTTCGATACCTTCATATTTTAATGCTAAAAATAACGCGTTAGAAGCGTTATCAACTGTAACTACATACGGTGCTCCCGTGTAGTCGGATAAGGACTGTTCAAACTCTTCAGTCACTTTATAAACTCCTTTACCCATAATTAATTATTTAGTTATTATTATGTTCTAATGTATATACTGTGTAATCACCATCACCAGGTAATCTCATCTGTGTCATTGGTCCAGCTATTTTACGTAGTTTAATATAGTCTTTAACCTCAGGTATGTTTATCAATGACATATATTCGTCATCTAAACCACTAGTAATAGTACTCATGTTTAATACAGGTGTCTTATCGTACCTAACCGATTTAATACCACGTCTCCTAAGCCACATAATCAACTCACCGTCTATGAATAATCTACCTGGGTATTGTTTTAATATATCTGTTTTAAATGTGTAGAAATGACCATTATGGTGACAATGTCCGTCTATATTCTTATAACACCAATCATCACCAAAAGTTTGTCTATGTTCGATATAAAATTTAGTTTTGTGGTTACCACTAGCTGTCGATAGTGTGGGGTGTTGTAGACTATGGAAGGCTACTGAAGCTAAGTCATCCTCAGACGATAACTTATTAACAAACGTAGTTAACCAACAAGGTGTGTCTTTTTTTGTTATATAAACATCTGAATCTGTGATTATTGTATATTTTGTTTTTTTCTCTTTTCTAAAAATATATGGTGTCACACTAGCTAAAAAATTCTCATTAAAGAAATAAGCTTTATCCACTTTACCTGAATCAACATATTCACGTAATTTTTCTCTGATAGTTGGTGAATTGTCACTTAAATTTTCCGCAACAATAAGTCTGTATGGGTAATCAGTCACCTCAATTAACCTATCAATACATTTGAATAGTGCGTCACCTAAATAATATGTGACCATTATTATAGTTACATCTTCATTCACACCCATGCCCAAGTCTTTATGTGGTTTTCTATTTCGGTTTTATTCATACTTTTTATTCTAGCATATTCATCACCATTAAATTTATAGAATGGGTTACTACCTGAACTATTGTGTGACCTACTATGTGTTAAATGGTATAAAACACCATTAGTCCTACAAACAGAACCTTCTAACTTTTCCACTCTACGAATTCTTTCCCAGTCCTCATACCCCCACGATACAAAGTTTTCATTCTCCAACCCCATAGAAGTATAAATACTTTTATTGAAAAATATAGCCCCCCCAACCGAATTTGGGTTAAATAATGTACACTGATTTAAAGGAATTTTGGGGAGAGTGTCGTTATTTACATGTTCAAAGAAATGTCTAGGTACATCGTAAAATTTACCATCATAAGGATAACATATCGTACAACCCTCTTTAATCTTCTTCTTAGATTGTATGTATTGTTCTACGGGGAAGATAACATCGACATCATAGTTAACCACTATATTTGTCTCAGCCATCTTAGTCATGTCATTAAGTAATCTAGTTCTATGAAATAATTTATCGTCATTCTTCTCAAAAACGTATTTTATTTTGTCAGATACCGATTTAACGAAATCTTCATTTGATTCTCCGTCACTCTCCAATACAATGATATTAGTGTCGAAGTTTCTAAGTATATAACCCATTGAAGTTCGGAAGTTTCTTCTTCTATCTTCCGAATCAAATCTAACGGGTACGATGAATGTTACATCTTTAAAATCAATCATTATCCTCTATTTTGATATATTCCTTGTAATACCTGTTGTACAACCTGTGGTGGTTGTAATGGTGTTTCTGTTGGTGTCATTCCGTGTTTCTTCTTATACCAAGCCGTACCTTTTCTAAAGTTTTCATTCCACGTATCTGTATGAGCTATAGTACTTTGTTCTATAGAATTTGGTATGTCGGTCAAATATTCCCAACTCTTATCTATGTCAGCAAAATACCAAAATGGTGGGTGATATCCTTTCTTAATAGTTTGGTATGTGTGTTCTACATGCTCCCAAGCGTTTTTAAAGTGAGGGTCAAATCCTCCCAAATCTTCCAAAACTGGTCTATAGTAGTAAGAGAAAGCCCCAACACAGTTAGGGTATAAGGCTATCCTAATGTTTTCATTATCCTCATCACCATTAGAGTAAGGTACTATCATTCTTGGATTAGGTTCCCCGTCAACATCCTTTCTTTCATCTAATGTATTAAATCCTCTACTACCCTTTTTATTAGCTGGACCATGTAAGGCGAAATTTAAGTGTTTGATTCCTGATATAAGTGAGTGTTTGATGTATGCCTCGAAAACATTTTCATCTTTAATCAATATATCATCCTCCATG